ATTTGAAGGTGTTTGATTTTCAAACAAGGAATGTAGATGACAGCTTGCTCAGTGATGAGGGCTGCATCTTCTAAAAAGAAAACTATTTGCATCGAACGGTAACTTTTACCGAACGATAGCGAACATTCTGCCTCTTCAGTCAATAACTGTCGAAACAGAATGCAAGTTTCGAGATTGGAAGCGAAGACTATGTCATCGCCTACGACTCGAACAAATATCTCTGCACCTTTTGAGTATTTCCTTGCAATTTTTGCAACGATTATACTGTACAGTGTAAGATATACAAAAGACAGTGGGTCTCCCAATAGGGTACCACGCTTTTGAAATCCGAGGGTTCTTCCTTGACTATCTAGCAATATGCGGTTCGATAGGCCAAGCCCTTGGATAACGGTGTCTAGGAACTGATATTCAGCTCCTAGGCCGTCCAAAATCCCATCAGACATCGCTAACAAAATATTTTTGTTAAGACGATCTGATGCGGCCGTGAGATCAACAGACTCAACAACACTATTTGGATGTTTTGTCTGAAACTCATGAAGGTCACGGAAGGACTTTTTGCTATCGCATCTTGTCGCTTCGTATTCCTTACTCTTGGTCAGAATTTGTTCTAACCAAGTTCTAGCAGCCTGTTGAAGGATTGTGTTTGCTAGCTCACCTGTGTTGGCAACACGGACCTTTTGTCCGTATTCCGCTACAGTGAACACACGCGTGCGCATGTCACCAAGTCTAAAACTTGTGTCTGCGGGAAACGTGCCGAAGAGATTGACATTGTCATCTACTTCAAATTCATTATTTTCAAGACACTTATTAGTGGCCCAAAGAATAATGAATTCACCAAAGTAAGGAGACTCAATGAGTTTCTCTTGCCTGTTGGTGATCTCCGCAGAGCCCTTGTAAATCCAAGAGGTTATCGGAGAGTTGGCAGTGACATTGTTCAACTCGAGTGTCATCTTTGATACCGTAAGAACGTGCCTACCAAAAATGTCGACCCTAGATCGCATATCCTCCAAAGAGGATACACCGAACAAGGTTGCAGCCGTCGCGTTCTCGTATTCTTTGATTACGGAGCGAAGTTCTGCCATTTTTCCACCGTCTTTGGCGGATGTGAGAAGTGAAGCAGTTGTGGCGAATGAAATCTTTCCACGATCAGGAAGACCTGATCGGGATAATTTCTCAATCATCCTTGATGTTTCACTTCTGACATCATTGAGGAAGGTTATAGATGGTTCTTTCGAATCATCACAAACCCCATCAACGAATTTCTTGATGGCAGCGGGCGTGTGCTCCGGAAGGGATTTCGGTAGCGCACGGCCGGACGTGCTAATCGTCAATAGACGGCTTAGTACTCCGGAAGCCCTCCACTCAGCTAGTATTTTCCTATTGGAGTCTAACGAGCTGAATGGAAATTCCTCCAATCGCTTAACGATTGAGGAGTTATAATACTTGTCCAAACGATCTTCAATAAAGATCGCTGGTAACTCCAAGTTTCCACTATGTGGATTAGGAGGTAGTTCGAGCTCATTGAGGATGTTTCCATCCTCGAAATGACTGACGCTACACAAGTATCGAATTCTGGCACATATGTATTTTACATATGGCACCATAATTCGACGCAGTTCCTTTTTCGGTAACCCGAGAAAGAACAACGTCTTCTGTTCGGTTTCTGTTGTCCCTGGAAGATCCAGGAGACAAGCAGGTCCTTGCAGTAGACGGGCGGACTCATAATCCTTACCCGTGGTTTGGATGATTAATTTCAGTGACATTATTTTATGATGTACTGAAATAAAATCGGAATCTTCTGTTTCTATTTATTAATAGGAAACAGAGAGATTTTAAGAGAAAGGTCAAAGATCAAAAACAACATGGGTGTTTTTATCATTTGCTCTTCTTCTGCTTCTTCTTCTCACTCTTTATCTTGAGAGAACCAGCAAGAGAGGTAATTGTCGATGACAATGCCGCCCTCTTGAGGACCCTCGTCTTCAGGTTGTCGTCCATAATGGCATCAACCTGTAATGGATAAAGGAGTTTGAAGGAAAAGAGAAATTTATCTCACCTTTTCTTTGGAAAGGTGTCGTAATTCCTCTTTGGTGTGGTTAGGTAGTAGTGGAGCTAATGCTTCAGTTTCTGCCTTTCCTTTTGCCTTGAGGGCTCCAGATAGCCGCTCACCTACAATTGTGGGGTCATCGAGCGAGTTGTCCGGAAAGACACATTTTAGGAACGCTGCCTCTGTAAAAGGAGCAGTTTCCTCAAGAACTGCAATTTTCTTGTCAGCGGGCCTTCCGGCCTGTCTGGCAATGAATTGCATTCTTGTTCTGTTCTTGATCTCATTGAGCTTTTGTTCGTTGAGATCTTGACCAGTATGTGCCTTTGCGTAGATCGCTCTATATCCTGCGTGAGTAAACTTGCGCCAGGACCATTGGTTTTCACCAATGCGAGCCATCTCGCTATCGAGTGCCTTCATCACGTTCAAAGCATTATTAGCTTCTGAACTGATTGAAGGCTTAAGTTTCTCGATCCCGCGCTTTAGTACCACCTTTGGTGTTACCGGACGCTTCGGACTCGAAAGACCCACAGCTGTATGCGAGACACCTAGTCTCCCTACGGCAATATTGTACACGGCCTAACAAAAGTGTGGCCTGTTACAATTTTAGCTAAAATACTCACTTGGATAATCTCCATGTCAGTCGTTTTAGCTAAAAACTCTAGTACCTCTCCGGCTATGGTCGGTTTTGTACTAGAAGACATTTTAGAAGTAAT